AGAATATCTCTCCCGTCTTGCTGAGGACACCGACTTTGAACGTGCCATGCAGCAGAACTGGTGGGGACGCATCAAGCAATTCTTCCTCCGTATGCTTGCCAAGGCAGGACTGTACATGAACATCCGTCTCTCTGACAACGAGCTTCGTTATATTCTCTGGAGAAGCTATGACAACCTCGTTAACCCCGGTGAGCGTACATTGTTCAAACAGGCCGAGGACATCGACATGCAGCAACGCATGGGCGTGGGCAACTTCCGAAAGGAAGAGGAGCCCACCAGCGATGCAGCAGAATCGACAAACGTAGGAGAGAGCCGTTTCCGTGACGACAACGACAGACCGACCACCGACGACCTTGATGATGTTATCCGTGGCCTGCGTGACGTGTATGACCGCACCATAGCCAAGAGTGGCTTCCAAGCACAGGAGGCTATGCAGGACAGCATGCTTTCTTTGAAGAAACTCATGGACATCATACAGAAGCACAGTAGCCAGCGCAAGGTTGAGGACTGGGAAGATGCCTACACATCAGAAAACGCACTCTCCAGCCGCAACAAGGCTGAGGGCGACGAGTACAAGCGTAAGTATCTGAACCCGATGATTGAGGCCGTAAGAGACCTTATCAAGAAAGACCGCATCACCGAGCAGGATGTTGCAGACTATGTGATGATAAAGCATGGACTGGAGCGTAACAGGGAAATGGCAGTGCGTGCCGCCCTCACCGACCCCAAGACAAAGCAGATGGACACCGCGCGCCTGCAAGAATGGAACCAGCGCAAGGCCGACGTGAAGAACGACCCGACACTGCCAACATGGAGAGCAAAGCAAGAAGCCCTTGACAGCATTGCCGAGAATGAGTTTGACACTGACCTGTACGGCCGTGACTATTCTGGCCTGTCCGCTTTCTTCGACAGCTTCGACAACATGCAGGACGTTACCAATGCAGCCTATAATGATGTGGAAGGCTTCGAGATAGACCACGACACCAAACCACTGGAGAAAGCCGTGCATGATGCCACCCGTGCCACACTGGACAAGCTCTTCACAAGTGGACTTATCGACAGGGACACACTGAACAACATCGAGCAGATGTATGACTACTATGTGCCGTTGAGAGGCTTTGACGAGCGCACCGCAGAGGAAGTGTATGCCTATCTTCGCAATGAGAAGAGTGGCTTCACCACACCGTTGAAACGTGCCTTTGGCCGTAGCAGCAAAGCCGACAACCCGTTTGCCTATATCGCAAGCATGGCCGACAGTGCCATCGTGCAGGGCAACCGCAACCTCATGAAGCAGAAGTTCCTGAACTTCGTGCTGAACAGGCCCAGCGACCTTGTAAGCGTCAGCGACATGTGGATAACAAAGAACCCTGCGACGGGAGAGTGGGAGACTTCATTCCCATCCATCCCCGACGATGCAACAGCCGACGAGGTGGATGCCATCGTGCAGCAGTTCAACGAGGACATGCAGAATATTGTGGACAACGAGAAAGACCTTGACGTGGCAGACAAGACCGTCATGCGCATCAAGGGCAAGCCACAGGTGCCATATCGCCTGCTCCATGATGAGCTCAGCGAGCATCAGGTTATCGTGAAGCGTGGAGGCCGTGAGTATGTGCTTACCATCAATGGCAACCCACGTGCGGCAATGGCACTGAACGGAAAGACAAACCCACACGGCGACTACTCAGGCGTGGGAGGTGCTTTCAAGCGCAGTGCCGAGTATATCAACCGCCAGTTGAGTGCTTTCTACACCACCCGTAACCCCGACTTCGTGGCAAGTAACTTCGTGCGTGATGCCATCTTCTCTAACAGCATGGTGTGGGTGAAGGAGAAGCCGAGATATGCCGTGCGCTATCATAGGAACTTCGTCAAGTACAACCCCGTACGCATGATGCAGCTCTTCCACAAATGGAACCACGGTACACTCGACATGAACGACCCGACGGAAAAGGAGTTCTACCGCTTCATGATGAACGGTGGCGAGACTGGTTACAGCAACATGAAGGAGCTGGAGGAGTTGAAGAAGCAACTCACCAAGGACTTGAAGAACACCAAGCTCCATCAGATGAAAGCCTTGCTTGACCGCTTAGACCTTATCAACAGGGGCGTGGAGAATGCCGCCCGTTTCGCAGCCTACATGACAAGCCGTGAGGAAGGCCGCAGCGTGCAGAAGAGTGTGTTCGATGCCAAGGAGATAAGCGTGAACTTCAACAAGAAAGGTGCTGGAGGTACGTTCTTCGGCAAGACTGGCCAGACCAAGTTAGGCAGCATGGCCGCAGGAACGAGCGCAGCGTGCAGGGCTCTGTACGTGTTCTTCAATGCAGGCGTGCAGGGTACGACCAATATCCTCAGAGCCGCAAAGGAGCACAAGGGCAAGTTCATGACAATGGCCACCGCCTACTTCATCCTCGGATATATCGCTCCTCTGCTCATGGGAGGTGACGACGGTGACGACGACAAGGACAACACCAGTTATGACGACCTGCCCGACTACGTGCGTCGTACAAACATCATCGTCAAGGCACCGGGCAAGAGCTATATCAGCCTGCCATTGTCTGTTGAGTTCAGGACGATGTACGGAATGGGCGAGCTTTGCAGTCAGGTGCTCAGAGGCAAGGAGCGTTACACAGGCCCACAGCTTGCAATGGCTATGGGTGAGCAGGTGACACAGGCACTGCCAATCAACTTCCTCGAAGGTGAGGGCACAGGTATGTTGTCGCCATTCATCCCCAGTATTGCCGCACCTCTCTATCAGGCACACGAGAACAAGGACTGGACGGGTATGCCGATATACCATGACAACGGGTATAACCAGAACATGCCTGACTGGACAAAGGCTTTCGGCAGAACCAACCGCCACCTCGTGGACGTTACAGAATGGCTGAACAGTGCCACTGGAGGCGACAAGTTCGAGAAAGGTGCCATAGACCTAAACCCCGCCATTATAGAGAGTATCGTGCAAGGTTACTTCGGTGGTGCCGTGACTTTCGTGAACAAGATGAGCAACACTGTTGACATGGCCACTGGCCAGATGCCTTTCGACTGGCGTAACATCCCCATCGGCAACCGACTGGTTAAGAGTGGTGATGAGAACACCAAGAAGAGAGCAATTAACAGGGAGTATTTCACTTATGTAGACCGCATGGACGTTATGAACCAGCGTGAGAGTGGCTACAAGAAAGAAATCATGTCACCGAAGAATGGAGCAATGGAAAAGGCAGAATGGGCAGCTAAGCTCAACGACCTGCACAGCTCTGAGGCTTACAAGGATATGCAGCAGTTCGAGTACCTTAACAAGATGATTAAGAAGCTCGGAGAGATGCAGCAGAAAGCCCCGGACGACAAGGAGATTGAGAATGCCATTTGGATGCTCAAGGCACAGGCCAATGCCGTTGCCCGTGGCGAGTGGGAGGATAGCGATAAGTAAACGTATAAAATAGTTCTGTCCGTGCATTGAGTTATCTTTGCACGGACAGACAAAAAGGAAACAAGATATGGCAGAACTGAAATTGATACCCCTGAGCAAAGTCCGCCCCGTGGAGGAACTGGACAGCGTGAAAGAGCAGAAGCAGTTTGGCGAGCGCAGGGCGTTCAATGTCCTCATGGAAGCACAGCGAGCGTGGGACAACATGGCTCGTTTCCGCAGGGACAGGGAGCGCAACAAGCGTTACACCTACGGCTACCAGTGGGACGATGTTATCACCGTGGACGGTAAGAGCATGACCGAGGAGGAGTATATCAAGAGCCAAGGCAACGTGCCGTTGAAGAACAATATCATCCGCAGGCTTGTGCACACCATCTTAGGCGTGTACCGCAGCCAGAGCAAGGAACCCACCTGCACGGCCAGAGACCGTGACGAGCAGAAGCTGGGTGAGACGATGAGCACCATCCTCCAGTGCAACATGCAGCTCAACCGCATGAGCGACATGTACGCACGAACGATGGAGGAGTTCCTCATCAGTGGCTTCGTGGTGCATCACAAGTGGTTTGGCTGGAGGAACGACAAGTGCGACTGTTGGACTGACTATGTGCAACCCAACAATTTCTTCATCGACAGTAATATGCGTGACTTCCGTGGCTGGGACGTTAGCTTGCTGGGTGAGGTGCATGACGTGAGCTTCGAGACGCTTTGCCGCCAGTTCGCACAGACCCCACAGGACTTCCAACGCCTGAAGAACATCTACACCCTTGCGCACCGACGCAGCTACATTGTAGACAACTGCAATTACTTCGGCTACTCCCGAATAGAGAACTATGACTTCCTCTTCACCAGCGACCCGAGCAGATGCCGTGTCATTGAGGTGTGGCGCAAGGAAAGCAAGCCCCGTTACCGTTGCCACGACTACAACAACGGTGACATCTTCAAGATTGATGTTGAGGACTACGACGAGATGGTTGCTCAGGAGAACGCACGACGCATGCAGCAGGGCATGGAGGCAGGCATGGACAAGGACGACATACCACTGATAGAAGCCAAGTGGTTCATGGACGACTACTGGTATTATTACTTCCTCACTCCCTTTGGCCAGATACTAAAGGAGGGAGAGACACCCTACGCACACAAGAGCCATCCTTATGTGTTCAAGGCCTATCCGTTCATCGACGGAGAGATACACAGCTTCGTGGCCGACGTTATCGACCAGCAGAGATATGTGAACCGCCTTATCACGATGTACGACTGGATAATGCGAGCCACCGCCAAGGGTGTGCTCATCTTCCCCGAAGATGCACTGCCCAAGGGAATGGACCTCAACGACATTGCCGACGAGTGGGCACGCTTCAATGGTGTCATTGTCATCAAGAAGGGTGCAAAGCAGTTGCCGCAGCAGATAGCGAACAACGCAACGAACATCGGTATCAGTGAACTGTTGAACCTCCAGCTCAAACTTGTGGAGGACATCAGCGGTGTCAATGGTTCATTGCAGGGCAAGCCCGGTTACAGTGGCATGAGTGCCGCCCTGTACAGCCAGCAGACGCAGAACGCCACGGTGTCATTGCTCGACCTCCTCGACAGCTTTAGCGGCTTTGTCATTGACGGAGCCTATAAGGACGTTAAGAACATACAGCAGTACTACGACGACAAACGGGTGTTCAATATCGCAGGCAAGAGTGGCGCACAGATTGTGTACGACCCGAACAAGGTTCGTGATGTTGAGTTTGACCTTAGCATCATGGAGAGCACATCAACGCCAGCCTACCGACAGATGGCAAACGAGTTCCTTATGCAGATATGGCAGGCAGGACAAATCAACTTGCAGCAGCTTCTGGAGTTTGGCGACTTCCCATTTGCCGACGAGCTCTTGCAGAGCATCCAGAGCCAGCAGGAGCAGATGCAGCAGGGCCAGCAGCCGCAGGCCTTGTCGCCTGAGTTGCAGCAACAGGTTCAACAGGGTGCAGACATGAACGCCGTGAACAGAGCATATCAGATGCTTGGCGGTGCAGGTGCAGGCACCCATAGAGTAGCGTGACCTCTTTTTTCATAAAATTCATACAATGATTATTTAATGTAAAAAGGGGAGGCAACTGTGAAGCTGCTTCCCCTTTGCTTATTTCTTAGCATTAGCTTTCTTCTTGTTGGACTTGATTAAGTTCCTCTCTGCCTCATACCATGAGAAGTAAGAGGCACGCTTCACTTCCTTGGCGTGCTCATCCATGTAGCCATCACCGCCCCGTTTGGGCGTGAAGTAGAAACACTCGTTGAGCAGGTCAATGACCTTGGCCTGTGGCTTGATATAGCCCTTGTGCTTCAGCTTGCGGAAGTTGTAGCGGTTGAGGATAAGCAGGACAGGCTTGCCACTCTTGCCCCCGAAGGTGGGCATGACATAGTAACGGTCACCATCCTTGGCGTGAGCTTCTTCGGCCTCACGTATGGCCTTGTCGAGTTGCAGACGTGCAACGAATTTCGTGTAGATGTTCATAATCTTATGAGATTAAAAGTTGATATACTTAGAATGTTGCGGCAGACACCGCTTTCCTGCGCCTTATGCGCATGCTTGTTCGTTTGATACGCTGGGGCAGCTCCATTTCAAAGAAGCAGATATGCAGGCCAATGGCACGTGTCATCAACAGGTCGTCGTGCTTTCCTGAAATGGCACCGTAGGCACCATTCTGTTTGCGCTCGTAGGTGAGGTATTCATCAAGACACCTTTCGTCACGCTCCACATACAGGCTTTCACGAATGACCTTCACCAGTGTGGAGATAATCATTGGCTTGGTTGCGACGTTGGTGTGGAAACCGTACTTCACTGGCCAGCCCTCGTTGATTTCCTCCTCGCTCTGCTTGCGTGCATAGAGGTTCGGGTAGACCTCCTTTAGCTGATTGAGGATAAATTGAGACTGGTCGCCACCCTCAATGTGTCGCTCCTTGTCATGCGTCTCTATGGTGTTGCTCTCAATGACGAGCAGGGAGTTGTCATAATAGGCCGCTATCTGTGCCGCTTTCCATGCCAGCAGGTCAATATCTATGTGGCCGTACCATTGCGCCACGACGGTAGGTTTGTCGCCCTCCATCATCCAGTATCTATCGAGCACGAGGATAACAGACCAGTCGGCCTTGCTCGTGCGTCCGCCTACATCGACAACGGTAAGGTATCTGTCCGTGACATCCTCGTCGTCGAAATATTCGGGCTTCTCCCATATCCACAGCAGGCCCTGACTATCCTCACGGAAGTGCAAATCATCAAGTGCTTCTTCGCCCTCGTCACCCTTGCCATAGACATCACCGACATACTTAGGAGGCTTGCAGGCCTTACGCAGCCTGTTCACCTGTGACTTGTCGAACACACGTGCGCCAGAGTGCACAAAGGCCTCCTCATCGTCGGACGGGTATTCAGAAGCCATCTGTCCGTGGTCGGACTTGCCTGCACGCTCATGGATATACCAGTTGATAGCCTCCAGTGTAGCACCTTTCTCCCATAGCCAGTACAGATATTTTCCACTCTCCTCTCGGTTGGAGTTGACATTGCGGTTGTTGCGGTTCTTATAGAGCCACTGGGCAAACTCCACAAGGGTAGTAGGAACGCCCGGCAGAGCAATGTTCTTATCATCAAAGGCAATGGCATATTGCTCAATGTCGTACCATGCGATGAACAGTGCCTCGAACTGTGACTTGCCTTCCTTTGCCGCCTCATACTCGGTGTGGAAGAAGTTGCCCGTGCCGTTGGCCGTACTCTCATAGACTATCATCGTATAGGGACGCAGGAGAATACCAGAGCACGCAGAGCGGACAATCTGCTCAGGTGTCTTGCCATCGGTCTTTTTCCACATGGCCACCTCAGAACAGTGCACGAGGTTGTAATCGCCACCACGGGCAGACTCAGGCTTCTCAGCCGTGCCTATCTTAATCTTACAGTTGCGTTGCGGTATGCGGTGAATGTTCCCCGACTGGCCCACCCCCACCATCTTAGGCTCGTTGACATTGTACGATGCCCCCATCTCATAGAGCATTTCTATGGGATAATGGCTCATCATACGGTCGAACATATCCTTGATTTCCGTAGATGTGTCCTTGACATGTGCGACGATGAGAGAGTTTAGGCCGACCTGATGAACAAGCTGGAGCCATGCCATGTAAAGCTGAGTACAGGTAGAACCACCCCACTGACGTGCTTTGAGGAGTATCAGACGGATAGGCTTGCCCGCCATTCGCTTGCGCTCGAAGCGCAACACAAGGCGACGCTGGGAACGGTTGAGGACAAAGCGAATATCATCACCACCTCCTTTCTTCTTGATGTAGACCAGCACGGCACACCAGAAGCAGAAGTCATAACGATACCTTATGCGGACAAACTCATCAATGAACTTCAGACGTGTGGCATCATCTAAGTCTTTAATGTCAAGCTCCCGTTTGGCATACTCCCTCATGGAGCCATACTTCACAATACCTTTCACCAACGGCACCTGCAACATATCGTTGGGCAGGTACTGAACGGGAATGGGGAAGTCCTTAATCTCAACCTTTGTGCGCTCCAGTATGGAGCCCTCGCCAGTGACGGGGTTGAAATAGGCAGTCATGACAGCATTGCGACGCTTGTTCTCAACGAGCATGTTATAGACAACAAGCGGAACGAGGATATTGCCCCACTTCTTCTGTTGACCTCTCATAATCGCCTCCTTCCTATGAATGGTGTGTTGAGAGCCGCCACGAGCAGCCCAGCAACATAACAGTACAGGTGCAGCCACCCGGCCACATTGACGAACAGAAAACCAAAGGCGATGAAGAACGCCATCCATGCCTGATAATAGATTTTCCTCTTCACCTGAAAGGACACACGGCCGAAGAGGAACATCACCACTCCAGAGAAGCCCACGATGTTTGAGGCAGGGAGGAACGCATCAGGAATGGTTATTGCGACGATGTAGGCCAGCAGGAGCGAGCCCCACGACACATCATAGATGAACACCACTGAGAGCAGTGCCCAGCAATTGCCAATGACATGCAGCAACGAGGCATGCAGGAACGGGTATTCCAGCCGACAGCCCCACGAGCAGCCAGCGTGCAACCCTATCGTCTTGCTGACATCAGCAAAGAGATAGAAGGCAATGAGTATCACGGTCAAAACAAGAACCGCAGTTTTTTCTTTCGCTCTTCGTACCATCCTCGCTTAATCTTATAGATAATAACCTTGATTGATTTCGGTGTCATGTAGAACTTCGGTGCAGGCGTGTTCACGGCCTTGAAGCTCAGCTTATAGATAGGCATATCCGGGTATTGCTCCTTTAATCTCTTGACTATCCTGAATATCTCAAAGTACATTTCCCTTTTGAGAGGCTTCATCTTCCTCAGTCTGTCACCTCGCATCATGCGAGCCACGACGATAGCCGCACGCTCCTCACTCACCCAGAAACGTCTGGAGCTGCGGTTAGCGATACGCTGCCATATCTCATCCATGCGTATCACGTCACAGGCAGCTATCTCTTCACGATAGGCTTTTAATAGTTCATCATTTCTGTCCTGCTCATATTCAAATGTATTGCCATGTCGCTTCATATCAGTAGAATATAGAGGCTTATGCCTTTACAAAGATAATAAATTAAGAGTAAATAGATAAAAGTAAATCTAAGAAAATACAGGTTATTTTTGTAGAAAATAATTCAATTAAAACCCATTAAAAATGGCAATAGGTGATAATAACCAAGTTAAGAGCAAGCGCGATTTAGTGCGAGAGCGCGTGCAAAAGAGATACCCTGACAAGGATTTCTCCGATGATGAGGCTTTTTATGGCCAGCTCAACGATGATTTCGATGCACAGGACAAGGAATTGTCGGGATATAAGGAGCGTGAGAAAGCCTTTTCTGACATGTTCACCAGCGACCCACGCAGTGCGAGCTTCATCACTGACTGGCGCAAAGGCGAAGACCCGACCATCGGTCTGATACGCCGCTTCGGTCCTGAGATAAAGGATGCCATCGACGACCCTGACATGCAGGAGAAGATTGCCGAGGCCAACAAGGAATATGTTGACCGTGTGGCCGCATCAAAGAAACTCGACGAGGAGTATCAGAAGAATATCGCTGAGACCCTTTCCTACCTGAGCAAGATGCAGGAAGAGAAAGGCCTGCCCGACGACAAGATAGACAATGTTATGGAGTTCCTCGTTGGCATCGTCCATGACGGTATCGTCGGCAAGTTCTCCCCTGAGACTATCCACATGGCCATGAAAGCCCTCAACCACGACACCGATGTTGAGGACGCTGACCGTGCCGGGGAGGTGAGAGGACGCAACGCCAAAATCAACGAGACCTTGCGCAAGGGCAGGAAGGGTGACAACATGCCGCAGCTCGACGGACAGAACAACCGTGTTGGCGGTGGCCAACCCAAGAGAAGCCTCGGTGCACTTGACAATTTTGCAGAGGGCGACGACATCTGGACCCGTGGCGGTGAGAAGCGTCGTAAAGCCATGTAATCAATAAACATTTATAACCATCATCAAAATTCATTAAGGAATGAAGACAATTAAGAAAAAGATGAGCTTCGTGTTCAGTCTGCTGTTCACGTTGCTGACGTTCCTCACTGGAGCGTCTTCGGGTGTTGTGATGGCAGCAGCCAGCAACTTGCCCGATGCAGGAAAGACCAACTCAGGTGCTGGCAATGACAGCCCAGACGGTATCGCTACCGAGAGTCAGGGCCGACAGGACGGTGACCCAGAGTTCTACACCAAGGATATTGACAAGCGTATTGTCAAAATCCGTCCTATGGCTACTCCTATCGACCAGATTAGCCGTTATGCCAAGGCTCAGCCCTCCGACAGTTTCGAGGTCAAGTATTATAGCGTAGGCACCCGTCCTATCAGTTGCAAGACCAGTTCTGCCGTTACCGCACAGACCAGTGGCGCAAGTATCAGCCTGCCTGTTGACGATGCC